TTTTCTTTAACATAACGAGACTTCTCCACATTGATTACGAAATGATAACCAGCAATCTCGGTGCCTTCTTTTTCCTGCTGACGACCAAGAATCCAGATAGCGTCTGATGAATAATACGAACCAGTGCCGCCACCAACGATATCTTTCGGAAACATACCAATCTCTTTGTATGTATGGTTCACGACTACCATAGGAATATCCTTCATTGTCAAATATGGAGTTACCATACGGAACAATGACTTCAGCTGCTTTGCGCGAGACATATCAGCAACAGACTTTTCATTCAGCGCATCCTCAACTTCTTTCTTTGAAGCAAGGTTGCCGATGGAATCAATAATAATGCAAACACGCTCGCCACGTTCAATCGTGGAAAGCTGCTTCATGATATCGAACTTCAGTTCTTCAACATCCATGATAGGAGTATGAATCACCGAATCCATATTGATTCCGAATGTATTGAAATATGTCTGAGGTGTACCGAACTCAGAATCGTAGAACAACACAACGCCATCTTCATACTTCTTCAGGTATGCTGCTGCCATAAGCAAAGCGAAACCTGTTTTGAAGTGCTTGGAAGGACCAGCCAACATAGTTAGACCAGGCGTCAATCCACCATCGATAGACCCCGATAGCGCGACGTTGATCATCGGCACAGTAGTTGGAACAATATCTTTTTTCGTGTAGATCTTGCTATCAGCAAGAGAAGAAGTGAACTCGATGGTTGAGTTCTTTATCAATTTTTCTTTGAGTGACATCTTTACCTCCAAATAATATTCATTGTATAATATACGGCTTCATTTGTCAAGACTTTTCTACCTTTATATCTTCCCAGATATTACCATCAGTCATTACTGCCTGACCTTCATTTACTCGTCGAGGACGAATATCTTTCGAAGCTGCAATGATCATCAGAACCGCAAGTGGATCGATAACTAACACTAGCAAAAGAATGAGATATCTTATTGCGCGTTCAAGATCTTGCTCTGTGCTTGTGTTGAAAAACATCTCGGAAAAATACCTGATAGGACCGACTTCGTTTTTCAGCGCACGATTCTTTGAGGCATATGGCGCACGTTCATCGAGCAACTTATCAATGTTTGCTTGTGCTGCTTTTATTTCTTTAGCGATAGCAGCACGTTCTCTTCTTTGCCGTTTACGATAGTTTAGTGCAGTTCGTGCGCGATTGTTTCTTGTGATGATAGAGTCGATCGCCTTATCGAGTTGTGCAAGTTGTTTATCTGCACGAGAAATGCGATTCTTTTCTCTAGCGATTGCTGTGTCGATTCTTTGTATCTTTGCTGCAACATCACCAGCTGGTGCAGTTTGTTCTAGATGCGCTTTGGATAGGAAACCAAATATGCCCATGCTAGTTATAAGCATGAGGACTAATATAGCAATCGTAAAATAAGTTTTCATGAGAAACGGAACATACTTCCAGTTTCTATACAACCAAGATGCAAGAACTAGCTTGCCGACCTCTAGCGTGCCGCCAAGTATAACGATTGCGAGCCAAGCGCCAGCAAATATAGCAGTGAGTCCCGTAACAGAATACCATGCCGCAACGACTGATAAGGAAATGCCCGTTATCAGAATCAACCACCGATCAAGAGTTTGTATCATCCTCTCGTAATCTTAAGAACGGCATCTAACTGTCTTTGTACTACCTCGCGCCTATTTGGCCAATGAATCCATTCTTTATCGGCAGTCTTTAGTAGATTGTTCAATAGTGGGACTATGATTGCTTCTAGTGAACGAATAGATTCGCGCATCTCATCCTCAGTTGCGTTTGCTGCAACATTGTCAGACATACGACTGAACTCAATCAAGATGCGATCTAACTTTTCGTCGACGCTATCGAAACGATCGTCCAAGTCTACATTGAGAACAGGAACTTCTTTTTCTACTATTGTGGGTGTAGTAGAAGGTGGTTCGTCTACAGCGGAAAATCCATAGTCTGTTCCAAGGTATTCTGCGGGTACATCAATAGTCATGCGAAGAAATCCTCCAATGTACTTTTCTTTTCTTCAGACCAACCAATCACTTGAAGAATAGCACGCAGCGGTTCAAGGAATGCCTTGTCGAACTGCGTATCATAATCAATGTATTCTTCAATACCAAACTCTTTTGGCAACCCACCGAGCGCAGAGATCACGTTATCATGCAGTGGATTTGGCATCTTAAGATAAGAGAAGCGAATCTTTTCGCCATCCTTGATCTGTTCGTATTTCTTTTGCAGTTTCAGATCGCGTATCTTACGATTGAACAACAAAGCGCCACGAACATGAATCGGAATGGCTTTTGTTTCATTAGCATATTTAGTAAGATTTTGAACTGATCGTGGGAAGGATACTTCTTCAAAGGAACATTGATTGAATTTGAGACGGAAGTCTGCGATAAAGTTTTGAACGGCAGTTTCGTTCTCGTTCATGGTTATCTTCATCGTTTCAATAATAGCTTCACGACATATAGCAGGAGTCGACGACTTCACTGCTTCGATACCCATGATCTTTAGTTTTGGTTCAGAATATCGAACACCTTCAGAATCATGCACGTTTAGAACATAGCGTTTCTTGGCAGTCCAGATGCCACGATCCGCGATGACCTCGCGTTTCATATTCATTTTTTGTTCGAATGCTTCCATCCTAATAGCAAGATCCGAATAAATCTTATCAATAACAGGTTCAATTTTTTCGCGAGCAGCCTTGTCCAGAAAGTTAATGACGTCCTGTTGCGATATATGAGGATTATCTTTGATCGATCCTCGAAACCTAAACACTTTTTGTACAAGTCTATCAAAAGTAATATACAACGAATCCGTATCCGAAGCAATGACATAATCTTCATCCTCAGTCTTTAATAATTCATTTAGATATTTATTGATCTCATTCTCAGCCCAACGAATAGATAACTGACCGCCAAGAGTGATAGCAGTTGCCTGATCAATATCAAAGAAACGAAAGTATGGATTGCCAATCGCACCATAAGCTGAGTTCAACTGAACCTTCTTAGCCAACTGCATATTCTTGAAACGCGATATGTCTTTAGAGTACATATTCTTTTCGTTCTTATCTTTGGCAGCTTCATACTTCTTTTGTGCGTCAATCATGCGATCCTTATACACAACACGATCGTTGTACATACGTTCCATGATCTCAGGAAGGAATCCTTGTTTATCTTTCTTGAAGAACGCACCATTGGCAGCAAGACCATAACCATCAGGAACATCTGGCGTAGAGCCGCCAAGCAGTTCATCGACAGTGATCTGTTCTTTGATTGCTCGTCCACCATTATCACGCAGCAATGTTTCGGGGCTGATGTTATACTGCATGATAAGATGAGGATACAGAGAGTTTAGATCGAAAGACATAACCCAGTTATGCCCACCGATTTGTGGATCCTTCACAAATGCGCCAACATACTGTTCCTCTTTCTTACTCTTCACAACTGTAGGAACAGCAATCTTCTGCTTCCATAGATGGTTGTGAATGATAACGTCCCACATACGAACCTGAGTGAATACGTCAAGCAATGTAACCTTCGCGTCATACGCAAGAGCCATAGCCATATCAATCAGTTTCATCTTATCATCAAGTTTCTCAACAAGTTCAGTATCTATGATGTTATAGTCAATGAACTTCTGAAAGTCTTTGAGATAAAACTCATGCAGCGTATCGTACTCGCTGTGATCTAGTTTACGTTCACCGAGTTCAACGAAAGCAATATGATCCAGGCGATATGATTCTTGTTGAGTGTATGTAAACTTCTGATACATCTCAAGATAATCAAGAGTCGCAACACCACCAATATTGATAACAGTTTGTTCTTTGAACTTGGTACGAACCTGACGTGATCTAATGATTTTCCAAGGAGACAAACGATTAGCATCAGTCTCGCCTAGAACTGCCATGATACGATTGTACAGATAAGGAATATCGAAGAAGGTGACGTTCCAGCCTGAAACGATATCAGGATGACCTTCGTGTGCCCACTCACTTAGAAAGCGAAGTAGCAACTCCTTCTCGTTCTTGCACTCATGATAGAACACATCATTGCGTTGTGTTTCATAAGGATGCAATCCCCAGACGTGGAAGATTCCTTTCTTCTTGAGTGTGATTGATATAACGGGATCGGTCGCTCGCTCAACTTCGGGGAAGCCAAACTCTGAAGAAACCTCGATATCTATGAAGGCGACGTTGATTAGGTCGCGATCATAAACAACTTCTTCGGGATATGCTTCGTTGAGATAACAATAGACAAAGCGAGGCAAGCCATAGATACTGAAGTTCGTGACGCCTTCGTATCGTTGAATGAAGTCTTTCGCTTCACGCATAGATTCGAAGTCGACACGATCTAATGGCAAACCACGAATATCGTGCCAACCAGGATTTGGTTTCTTGGAAGGGACGAACATTCGTGGTTTGTAAGGAACACGTTCGGAGAATGGGATGCCATCGTCATATCCCCGAACGAGTATGTTGTTTCCGTATTCAAGAGCATTTGTGTAAAATTTCATACCATCATACTATAGTAAAAGTGTCAGATTGTCAAGATACTTTTCTTCTG